CAAAACATCCACAGCTCACTCCTGCCAAGAATATTATTGATGCACAGCAATTATTTCAACCTAGATCAACTGGGCAGAGCCAAGAAGACGTTGTAATTTACCTTGCCCACACATTTGATCCTTTTCTCCCAGTACAGGAAAGACCTCCTATTGGATGTCCTGGTCATGGCTTTACAGGATCAATAGACAGAATAGACTTCGAGGCTTACCCAGCAGCAGTAGGCCAAGCAGGTACAGGTGCAGTTGGCACATTAGCATTTGAGCTTTCTATCAATGAGGCAGGTGTTGCAGGTACTGGTGGAGTTGGTGTTGAAGTCCCAGTCGTAGAAGTAACAGGAGTTTCTGGTGGTGGCGGTGCTGGTAATGTCGGTGTCGAGGCACTTAATCTTTCAATCCTAGAAAGCGGAGTTGCAGGTACTGGTGGCGTTGGGGCTGAAGTGCCTCAAGTTAATGTAATCGAAACTGGAGTGGCTGGTACTGGTGGTGTTGGTAATGCCACTGGAGTAGTAGTCGATCAGGAGTGGGGTTCTGGAGCTTGGAATGCAGGAACTTGGGGTAATTAAATGAGCTATACAACTCTAGTTGCAAATATACAGAATTTTGTTGAAGACGATTCAACAGAACTGAGCAACTCAATCAATACGATAATTGCTCAAGCTGAAGAAATGGTCTTCCAGAGATTGGCTAATCTGCCTTGCTTTAGAAAGATAACGACAGGCAATCTGGTTGTTGATACTTTTGACTACACGGTTGCCTCCGCAAGAATGATAAGACAAGTCTCCGTAACTGACGCAAGCGGAAATGTTGATTATTTAAATCATAGACTGGATTCTTATTTAAGAGATTATTGGCCTAAGTCGGCAACAACTGGAACGCCAATAATGTATTCAACTAAAAATGCAACGACATCAGGAACAGTCATTACACTTGCACCTACACCAAGTGCAACTCTTGCATATCAAGTTGATTTTATCGCTCCAGAAACTGGTTTAAGTTCAAGCAATGCAAACACTTGGATCGATACAAATGCTCCTGCTGTTTTACTGGCAGCAGCACTTTATGAAACTTCTGCTTTCCTTAAAGCTGGAGAAACGCTAAAACTATATAAAACGCAATTTGATGAAGCTGCACAATTATTTGTTCAAGAGATGCAAAGAGATTACGCAGCAGAATATAACGGAGGTTTATAAATGGCTATATCACAGGCAATGTGTACATTGTTTAAGAAGGATGTCCTTCTGGGTGACCAACACTTAGATTCAGACAGCATCTATATTGCACTGTACACAAGTTCAGCAAGTCTAGCTGCAACAACGGACGGATATGTAACATCTGGCGAAGTTGCGAATGGAAACGGATACACCACTGGTGGAAACGCTCTCGCAAGTAAGACCGTTGAGGAAAACAGCACAAGCGGAGTTTTTGATGCAGCTGACCCAGAGTGGACATCAGCAACATTTACGGCACGAGGTGCTTTAATTTATAACAAGACGCTAGGTGATGCTTCATCAAACGCTAGAGGTGCAATTGCAGTTTTAGATTTTGGTGGTGACTTCACGGTTGCAGGAGGAACTTTTAAGATAGTCTTCCCTGCGAACACTGCCTCCAACGCAATTGTAAGGATAGACTGATATGGCAATAACCTTTGTAAATGATCTCAGACTCAGTGAAATGGCTACTGGTGATAACTCAGGCACATGGGGCAATGTCACTAACACGAACTTGGAATTGATTGGTGAGGCTCTAGGCTACGGCACAGAAGGCATCACAACCAACGCTGACACGCATACATCAACTATCGCTGATGGCTCTACAGACCCTGTTAGAGCTTTGTATGTAGAATATACAGGTACACTCGACTCAGCTTGTACAATTACCATTGCACCAAACACAGTAAGCAAAGTCTGTTTTATTGAAAACGGAACATCTGGCTCTCAAAACATTATTATTAAGCAAGGATCTGGTGCAACAGTAACAATCCCACCAGGAGATACTAAGGCTGTTTATTTAGATGGTGCAGGATCTGGAGCTAAAGTTGTAGACGCCTTTGCCTCTTTGTCTGTTGTTGACCTCAAGGTTCAAGACGATCTGACGGTTACGGATGATGTGGTTGTAGGCGGTGACATTGATCTTGAAGGAAGTATCGACGTTAACGGAACAGCTAACCTAGACGCTACAAATGTTGTAGGCACACTTGCGGTTACTGGTAATGCCACAATTAGTAGTGGTAGCGGTGACAGTCTTACCTTAACAAAAGACAATACGGAACCTTCTTTAAGGATAGAAGGAGATTCAAATAAAGATTTTGTTATGACAGTTTCGGGTGAATTACTTACATTCACACAAAACAATGGCCTTACAGATATTTTTACTATGGATCACGATACAAAAGCTGCTGTTTTTACAGGCGCTCTTGGTGTAACAGGCGTCCTGACCACCACGGCTGCGACTGTGTTTAATGGTGGGTTTGCGGCTAACCAAGAATCTACTATTATTGCTGCGGATGGTGAGGCCGACAATGCCTTTGTTCTTATAATTAAAAACGAAGAAACAACCGATGATAGGTCTTTTGGGGTTAAAATTAACGCAGGTAGCACAGCTACAGATACACCATTTTTTATTAAAACACATGATGATGGGACAGAATTATTTTCAGTAAGAGGTTCAGGCCAAGCAAGGTTTGTAGATGGCACAGTCTCTCTCCCTGCAATATCTAATATTGGTGACCTTAACACAGGCATATTCTTCCCTGCGGCAGACACACTTGCATTGTCTGCTGGAGGTGTCGAGCAAATTAGAGTGACTAGTAGTGCTGGCGTAACGATTAACAACGGCCAAAATTCTAATAGTAATTTTATTGCAAAAGCTGGTAGCAGTGCTAATGCCTTGCAAGTTGATGGATCAAGCGGTGCTGTAACTATAAACGAAGATGACGTAAACTGTGATTTTCGTGTTGAGAGTCTTAACAACTCTAATATGTTTCTTGTTGATGGTGGGAATAATCGGGTTTCTATAGGGTCTGGTACAGTAGAAACAAGAGTTGGACAACAACTTGCGTTAACCAGTAGTGGCGGCACTGACCGTGGTGGATTTTCTATAAATTCGTATGGCCCAGCGTCTGCGGCTGGTCCAATATGTGATTTTAATGTTTCAAGAAACACTAATCCAGGATCACACACTGTTGTGGCTAATGGTGACGCTTTAGGCACACTTATTTTTAGAGGTGACGATGGTGATGAATTTATAGATTCATCGTTTATAGAAGCCTTTGTCGATGGCACTCCTGGAAATGGCAATATTCCTGGAGCAATTAGATTTGGTACTAAAGAAGATGGCGAAGCAATGGCCGAAAAGATGAGGCTTACTAGCACTGGACAAATGTTTTTCAACCATACTTCATCTATAGGAACTGGAATTGTAACTATGGATCTTGGTGGAACAGATAAGGCACTTGGTATCCGTGTAAGAGCTGAATCCGCAGGAAACTTTTTGCTAGGATTTGAAAACTCTGGTGGAACTATAATTGGAAAAATTGTTGGAAATGCTAGCGCGACAGCTTACGAAACATCAAGTGACTACCGCCTAAAAGAAAACGTAGATTATGATTGGGATGCAACCACTCGCCTCAAGCAACTCAAACCAGCTAGATTTAACTGGATTGAAGACGATACAAACACATTAATTGATGGCTTCTTAGCACATGAAGTTTCAAGCATAGTGCCAGAGGCAATTAGTGGAACTAAAGATGAAAATACGACATTAACTAATGTTGTCCTTTCGTCAGATAACCGTGTTATTGGACATAGTGTTAGCCAACCATCTTGGACGGCTGGAAAGTTAGCTACAACAGATACTATAAATGGTGAAACAGTAGACGCAATTTATCCATCAGATAGTACATGGGCATCCGAGCATGTTGTGCCTGAATACCAAGGCATAGATCAATCTAAACTCGTGCCACTGCTTGTTAAAACAATTCAAGAGCTAGAAGCTCGCATTACAGCCTTGGAGGCATAGACAATGGCAATAACAACAACTTGGAGCGTTGGTAACATGACGCATAAAGACTCAGACGGGGGTGTATTCCTTGTTAATTGGTCACTCATTTCAAATGACGGTACATATACAGCACACGCAGGTGGCAAGCTAGATTGTACTGCTGATCCTTCTGCGTCAGACTACATTGCTTACGCAGACCTTACGGAAGCTGATGTGCTTGGTTGGGTGTATAGTAGTTTAATTGAGCAAAAAGAAGATGAATCATATGAAACAGCCGCTGAAGCAAAAGCTCGTATGGAAGCAAAACTTACAGCAAAGGTGCAGGATCAGATAGATCGTGCTTCAGCTAACTCATCTGGCGTACCTTGGTAATTTAACCCCAACCCCGAAAGGAGATCACAATGGCTGAGAAAAAAACAAACACCATTACGATCAATGATAAATCTTACACTGAAGACCAACTAAATGACACCCAGAAGGTAATGGTGAACCACGTTGCTGACTTAGATCGAAAGATTGGCTCTGCTAATTTTAACATTGACCAGCTAAAAATGGGACGCATGGCGTTTATGAACGCGCTGACCGCATCGTTGGCATCTGAGTCAGAAGAGGAAACTAAAGAAGCATCATGAAACTAGAGGAGCTGAGTCGTAGGTTGACCGTTGTAGAAGTTCAATTAGAAGAACGCTGGAAAGAGACAATCCTTAGAATAAAAAGGATTGAGGCTATTCTAATTGGTGTTGCTGGGACGATAATTATTCTCCTTGCCAATATAGTTTGGAGAATGTGAATGTATGAGTACGCCATCAAGCAAGTTGTTAAAGTTGTAGATGGCGATACCATAGATATCATTATTGACCTTGGTTTTGATCTCACAAAAAAAGAACGAGTAAGACTAGCTGGTATCGACACGCCAGAAAGTAGGACTAGAGATCTAGAGGAGAAAGAGCTTGGCTTAGAGGCTAAAGCCTTTCTCGCTCGAAGATTAGAAGATGGAATGGTTTCTGGTCTAAAGGTTAAAACTGAAAAAGATGGCAAGTATGGCAGAATGCTTGGCTGGGTTCTTTGTGGTCAGACCAACATAAATGAAGAAATGGTTTATAGAGGTTATGCTTGGGAGTATGACGGAGGAACCAAGAAAAAAGATCTGGAAGAATTAAGATCTAAGAGGGTAAAGCAATGAGTTTGATTAGTTCTTTAATAGGTCCAGTAACTGGCATTCTAGATAAAGTAATTCCTGACTCTGACATGAAAGCAAAGTTGGCTCACGAAATAGCTACCATGTCCGATAACCACGCCCAGCAAGCTCTATTAAGTCAGTTGGAAATCAATAAAGCAGAAGCAGCTTCTGGTAGTTTGTTTAAAGGTGGTTGGAGGCCGTTTATTGGATGGACATCTGGAGTTGCGTTTGCCTATCACTTTGTACTGCAACCCCTACTAGTCTTTGTTTTAACAGCATCTGGAGTGGATTTGCCTGATTTACCTGAGTTTGATATGTCCACGCTCCTTACAGTTCTAGGTGGGATGTTAGGAATTGGCGGTTTACGTTCATATGAAAAAACGAAAGGATTAACAAAATGAGTGATATTGAGATGTTTCACGTTGGACAAAATGAAGACGGAGATAAACTTTACAATTTAAGGTATGTCAAAGGCGGTATGTCTTTGCCAACACCTTCAATGACAGAGGCTCAAGCTCTTGCAAGAATTAATGGCACTGAAGTTGAGATTGTATCAGTCAAGCCTGTTGAAGAAACCACAGTCGTGCCAAATTACAAGACAATGAAGAAAATAGAGTTAGAGGCTCTAATGAGAGAACACGACATAGAACTCGATAGACGCAAATCTAAGGCAGATCTATTAGCTGAAGTAGATGCTTTCTTTAAAGGTTAAATAAATGAGTGACGCACTAAAATCGCTTCAATCAAAATGTGGATGTTCTCCAGATGGATCGTTTGGTCCTAATACTGCTCGTGCAATTGTTAAGCACTATGAACTCTCTCCAGAGCGTGGAGCACATCTGCTAGGTCAAGTCGTGCATGAGAGTGGCTCATTTAAGTTAACACGAGAAAACCTAAACTATTCTGCTGAATCAATGATGCGTGTCTGGCCTAGTCGCTTTCCAACAAAAGAGAGTGCAGAGCCATATGCTAGAAACCCAAAGGCACTAGCTGAGAACGTGTATTTTGGACGTATGGGTAACGATTCTAAAGAAAAAGCCAGTCTCTACATAGGCCGTGGATTTTTACAATTAACTGGATTTTCTAATGTAAAAGCCTTTGCTTCTGATATGGGAAAGCCAGAAGTTATAGAAGATCCTTCG